AACAGCGGCAGACGCTCAACACGGCACGAGTACTGGATATACTGTCACTGTCGACGCTGGAGCAAGATATACCGCAGGACAGAACAATGTAAAGATTACTAAAGGTAGTTGGAGCAGCGGACAGATCAGCTTTACTAAAAGTGCCGGCACTGCCGACACGAAGAGTGTACAGCTTACTGCTGCAGCAGCGTCGTGGAGCGGCAATACCGCAAGTGTCGTTATCTGGGACGGAACAGCTGCAGACGCTCAACATGGTTCGAATACCGGCTATACTGTCACTGTCGATGCTAGTGCAAGATACACAGCCGGTCAGAACGATGTAAAGATTACTAAAGGTAGTTGGAGCAGTGGACAGATCAGCTTTACTAAAAGTGCCGGCACTGCCGACACGAAGAGTGTGCAGCTTACTGCTGCGTCAGCGTCGTGGAGCGGCAACACCGCAAGTGTCGTTATCTGGGACGGAACAGCTGCAGACGCTCAACATGGCACAAGTACCGGCTATACTGTCACTGTCAATGCTACAGCAAGATACAACGCCGGTATCGACTACGTTACGTTCGGCTCTTGGAGTTATAAAGAGGGAACCTCGGCTTCAAAAGCCGGACTTAATCAAGGAATAATCATATCAATTAACGATAAAACAGATGGCACCGCGAGGAAAAAAACCAGGTATATAAAACTCACAGGCGGCACATCTTTTAATTCTTCCAATGAGACAACAATTTACGTGCGAGCGACAGATTCCACATACAAGGATAATAGCACAGTCATCATGAAAAAAGTTGTCAGCGGAGCTGCCATTGCCGTGGACAAGATCACATTTGACTGTACAGACCAGGGAAATCCGACAACTGACGCAAATGATAAGGAAATCACCGCAACAGCCCTGAACAGCAGCGGCACCTCTTTGAAATCTGCCAAACAAGTTATTCACATGACAAAAGGCACATGGACCAGCGGTAAAATCGCCGTGAACGCAAGGTTGACCGACGATAAAGGCAAACTCATTGCCAGACTATGGATACCCAATCCGGCTCCGACTGGAGCAGCACATAGTTCAAGTTATCAAACAAATGATAGTACGCGTATTTTGACATGCAAGGCGGCAGATTTGAAAAACTCATACCTGTACTTCACGGTCGGAGGAAAAAAGTACCATATTACTATAAACTGACAACGTTTCGGAAACAATCAGGAGGAATAAAAACATGAAAACTACTTTATTTGAAGCATCCGAATCCATCAGGGTTATTGACAAACTTGGGGAACAGATTTTTAACGGACGGCTGTCCTTGAAAATTTGTGACATGCTTGACGCGATTACCAAGAAGAGCAATTTCCTCGACAAGGAAGTTCGAAAGATCGTTGATCATTATGGCGCGACCGCCATGGATCCGCAGAACAACGATTCCAGGATGGTTGTGAAGAATGCTGACGGAAGCGTGAACGAGGAAAAGACCAAGGAGTTCATTGACAAGGTCATCGAGATTCGCAAAACCGAAGTCGACATTGATGTCGAACCCTTCACCCTTGATGACATGGACGCTATCAAGCTTCCGACTTCGGAGGTTTTTAAGATTCGGTGGTTGATCGACCGTGATTCTTGATATCATCGTCACCCATTACAACGAGCCCTACGAGGTCGTCAAGCCATTCTTCGATATGCTGGAGCTTCAGCGAATGATTGACTTTTCCGACTTCAGGGTCATTCTCGTGAATGACGGAATGGACTGCTCCCTGCCTGAGCTCTCGGAGCGGTCCCCGTCCTTCCCTTTCGAGTTTGTCGAGATCAACATTCATCACAAAGGTGTCAGCGCGGCCAGGAACGCCGGAATGTATTACAGCGATGCCGAATGGATCATGTTCTGCGACTGTGACGACAGCTTTGCCAACCGTCACTCCCTTTCTGAGTACATTACTGCACTTGACAATTACGACTACCAGATCCTATGGGCTCCGTTCTATATGGAAGTCGGAATCGAAAAGCATAAGCGCTTTCTCGCCAACACATTCGATGTGATTCGTCTTGTCGGAAAGGTATTCCGGCGAGATTTCCTTCTCGAAAACGATTTCCATTTCTGCGAGGATCTGTGGGTTGGAGAAGATATGGCCTTCATGGCGCTTGTGCTGAAAACTATATCCCGAAGCAATGGCCGATACAAAATCGGAGAAATTGAAGTAAGCTCCCCGCTGTATACGGTTGTTCCATATGTGGACAGCGTTACTCATAAATATGAGAACCGGTTCCATAACGCCGTTGGCGTGTTCCGGAAAGAACTGTATATGCTGGATGAGCTGCAGCGAAGAGGATTCGGCGAGGAGAGCGCTCCGTTTGCAGTGCGCGCCATGACGGATGCGTACTTTACGCTTTGCAGAACGGACCTGCCCGACGATCGAAGCGAATTCGACGAGGAAGTCTGGGAGTTTTACAAAACGCATCGCTGTTACATCGATACTGCCGGCGATGACATCCTCAGAGAAACGCTCACCGCGACGCGTAATGAGTTTATAGGAACTCTCGCCTTCGATCAGTTCCCGATGGCGTACAAGGACTGGCTGCCGCTGTGGGTCAAACACCATGAAGAGCTGGAAAACGAGAAATAATCAAAATCGAAAGAAAAATGAGGTGATCTCATGAGCGATCCTTACGAGCCTATTTTTCTGAACGACGATCAATCGGAAGGCTCATCGTCTCCGGTGAATCCTATCAAATTTATTGACGATGAGTCGCTACGGACGGATCGCACATGGAGCAGTGCCAGGATACAGCAAGAGGTTGAACGACTGACAGCGAACCAGTTTGCTCCTGGTAACGCCGGTCTTCCCGGACAACTCCTTTACGTCGACAGCTTATCGAAGCCCATGTGGACCAATTTAATCAACGTGGCCCGTACGCTGACGGCTGAGGAAATCGATGAAATTCTTGCCAACCATGCAAAAGGTCTGTCGTCCAATGACTTTACCGATTATCACAAAGAAACACTTGAAAAGATTGAGTCCGGAAGAGACATGACAATACGCAACGGAACTCTATTCATCAATCGGACCATTGCAGGAGGTGGTGCTTGATGGCAAAAGCCGCAGAGCTGGTCGAGCTCGTTGAGCAGGCATATGCTGAAAAATGGGGCTACATCTGGGGAACATCCGGAACCCAGTGGACAAAGGCAAAGCAGGAAGAGGTTGAGCGAAATTATGCCAGCGATCCTGTGAAATATCACAACTACGATATGGCGTCGAAGTACGGCAGCAAGTGGATCGGCCGTACCGTGACGGACTGCAGCGGACTCCCCTACAAAATGCTGAAAAAGCTGGGCATCAGGATTCCGCACGGATCCAACTCCATCTGGAGCAAGGGCTATCTTTCCCACAAGGGGAAGATTACCCCGGGCCTGAAGCTTCCGATCGGCGCCGCCATCTTTACTGGCACGGAAAGCGATCATCCGCACATCGGCACGCTTACCACGGAGACCTGCGTGACGGAGGCCAAGGGGACGATCTCAGGCGTGGTTCACACCCCGCTGAGCAATAAGAAATGGACTTATTGGGGGCTCTATAAGGGCGTTCAGTATGACTTCATTCCTGGGCAGACCGAGCCGGTATCCCCTGCCAATCCGACACCGGCAGAACCGATCACGGTTTACGAGACGGTACGCAAGGGCAGCAAAGGAAACACCGTGCAGTATATGCAGGAGCTGTTGCTGAAGGCCGGAGAGAGCCTGCCGAAATACGGCGCGGACGCGGATTTTGGGAACGAAACATTGAAAGCAGTGAAACATTTTCAGACTACGCATGGACTTAAAGCCGACGGCATTGTTGGAAAATTGACCTGGGCTGAACTTGTCAAGTATGCCTGAAGTTGAGTAGAAAGGTCGGTGGGTAACTTGCCAACGGTTGAGAACTTTACGCCACAAGTGCTGTGGACCACCATTTATGGGATGCTGGCGTTATGCCTTTTATTCATGATTGGGTATAAGGTATACGATGCCATACATACCATTATTGAGAGACGGCATAAGAAGAAAGAGTCGGAACAGCCAAGCTTTGCGGAAGAAGTAAGTCAAAAAGTCATTGATAAGCTGGAACCGCGATTCAAGGAGATTGAGAAGAACCTGGCGCAGGACAAGAAACGGCTGGATAACCATGAGTCATTCATCGCCGACATGCGCCAGAACAGTAAAGAGATCCGGGATGGGCTGGCCGCCATCTGTAAATTCATGCTCGTGATCAGCACCTATGGAAATATCGGTAACAACGAGAAAGTTGAAGACGCGAAGGTCGAGCTGCAGAAGTATCTTGCGGAACGGCTGTGACACGATGGGAGGATAAATCAAAATGAAAATCAATTGGAAAGTACGTTTTAAGAACAAGACCTGGTTGACGATGTTTATCAGCATTATCGTTGGCTTTGCGTTCAACATCCTGAAGCTGTTTGACGTGGTGCCCGTAGTTACTGAAAACACCATCATGAGTGTGATCAGTCAGGTTTTGACCTTCCTCGGCCTGATCGGTGTGCTGGTTGACCCGACAACGGCCGGCATTGGGGACAGCGACCGTGCGCTCGGATATGACGAGCCCTGGCAGGATCCTCCCACAGAGGATGTGGAGGAATGATCACCGAGCAGGAGCTTGAAGACTTCGTTACCGAAAGGATCGAAGAAAACAGCATTGTAACCAGGCCGCAGAAGAAATGCTGGCTGTGTGACATTCGCAGGAACGGGGCCTGCCAGAAAACCGGATGTATTATCAACGGCGGGCCCTGTCTTTCGACGACGGACAAAGCGTACGCGTATCTGGATAAAAAAGGAAACCCGGTCGAAGTCAGCGAGCAGCTGATGGACTGGGCCGCATGTGCATGGGTGGCGAACATCTGAAATGTGGATGAGAAGTAATCCGAATCCCGGCCATAAAGAAGTCCCGGACTGTGTGGTCCGGGCTATTTCTTTGGCTTTAAACCGGAAGTGGCTTGACGTGTATGACGATTTATGCGCGTTGGGTCGGAAGGAATACAACATGCCGAGTGCAGACGCAGTGTGGGGCAAGTATCTTTATCAGCAGGGCTTTGAGCCGTTTCTTCTGCCGGAAAGCTGCCCCAGCTGTGTAACCATCCGGCTCTTCAGTCAAATGCATCCGATTGGTGTTTACATTGTCGGAACCGGAAGTCATGCCGTTGCAGTTATCGATGGAGATTACTACGACAGCTGGGATTCCGGAGACGAGATTCCGAGCTTTTTCTGGCGAGTGAAATAGACTTTTTGAGGAAGGTGTTACGTTTATGCCGAATTATTACAATCCTTACAATTTTTATCAGCAGCCGAATTATTCTCAGGCGGCCCCTATCGTTCCGCAGAGTCCTCAGTATATGAGCGGGAACTATGTCGGCCAGGCCTCTTACGCCGCCGCTCCGCAGGTAAAGGCAATGGAGTGGGTTGACGGTGAGATCGGCGCCAAAGCATTTCAGATTCCTGCCGGATGGCCGGCGAACAGTCCGATTGCGTTGTGGGACAGCACCGATAAAGTAATTTATTTGAAAAGCGTGAACCAGAACGGGATTCCCAATCCGATGCAGAAGCTGCATTACACGATTGAGGAGCAGCCGAATCCGCTGCTGATGAGTGGGCAGTCTGGTACGCAGCAGTCGGGCGCGGACATGAGTCAGTATGTTACGAAAGAGGATTTTGACATGCTGAAGCAGGAGATCGCCAGGATGAATGCGGAAAATGCGCAGAAAAATCAAAATCGAAATAATAACGCAAACGGAAACGGCCGGGGGTGACGGCGAGTGAATCCGCTATATCAGCAATTGCTTGCGGGAGCGATGCAGCAGTCCGGTCGCGGACCGGCGTTTAATAACCCGCTTCAAAAAGCGAATTATATTTTACGGACGCTGACCAATCCGGCGGCGTTTGTAAAGCAGCAGTTTCCGGATGTTCCGGACAGTATGATGAATGATCCGCAGCAGATTCTTGGATACATTCAGCAGACCCGAGGGATTGACAACGGTCAGATTCAGCAGATTCTCGGACAATTTCCGTTTCATGGAGGACGATAAAAATGGCAGATATTAGTAAAATCAGACTTTTGTCGGGAACGGTTTATAACTTTAAGGATGAAACTGCCCGCGAGTCGATCACAGAACTTGACAGCGTAAAGCTAGATAAGCCGAGCACGGATGGTACGGAAGGTCAGGTACTGGCTTCGGATGGCGATGGCGGGACGGTGTGGACGAATATGGTTCAGGTATCTGCCGACGCTACTCAACTTCCCGAAGGCAGTTCTCCGACAGTCACTTCTGCACTTGTCGGCGGAGCTCCGAAGCTTACTTTTGGCATTCCCACCGGTGCGACGGGAGCGACCGGAGAAAAGGGCGATCGCGGAGATACGGTTATTATCGCTACCAAGTATGAGGATTTGACCTATCCGGTTGCTGAAGGGACTTATTGCCTTTATGCTGATAAGCCGTACGTGGCAAACCAGGAGATTACCACGTCGGAAGCGTGGACTGCGGCGCATTGGGATGCTGTGAGTTTTGAGGATGAGATTAGTGATTTAAAGAGCGCATTAAATGACAATGCACAGTTAAAAATCGACCCTGAGAGAACAACGTTTTTCGATGGCGTAACAAATTTATTCAATAAAGACGATCCAGACATTACAACTACTGGATATTATAATCATACCAACACACTTGTACCTAGTAACAGCATACGAAGCTCAGGCTTTATCAGCGTTTCTCCCGGAAGGAATTACAACTTCAACAAATCGTCAGACGGCTATGTGCTTTGGTATTCTAAAAACTCAAACGATTCCTTTATCAAATACACAGATTTTACTGTTGACGGGTATATAACAGCACCCGATGGGGCATACTTCGTTCGGATACCGTTTAATAAGCAAATTCTAAATTCCTTTATGGTCAACGAAGGAACAACATTGCTACCTTATGTCCCGTATAATCCGCAGATTCCCCTTGAAATGACACAACAAGTATTTCGGAAAAGTCAGGAATTGCTTAAGAAGTTTGGGCTGTTAAGTATAGATGGTTCCGAATACTACAATATGTTTGATCCGGATGCCGAAGGGAATGTCTACAACGGGTATTATGATCGAACAAATACCTTTGTTTCATCCTCAACTGTTGGCATGACCGATTACATCTGGATAAACGGTGTTATGAAAATTACCACAAATAATGTATCTACGGCATTCTCTTTGTGGTATGACGAAAACAAGAATTTTATCGGGTACATTGATCCTCAACAGGCTGGATACTATATTCCGCTGGATGGAGCAGTTTACTGTAGGATTCCGATAGTGCTTTCGATCCTTGGATCATTTTATGTACACTGTGAGGAACTGCGTGTTTATGATCTGTCCAAGTTGACCGGACTTTATCAGTATTATCAGCCGTTAAATCTTTTCAATAAAAATAGCGAAGATAACCTGATGAATGGTTATTACAGTGATGGAACAACCTTTCACCAATCGGCGACTTTAGGGCAAACTGAACTGATTCCAGTAGAAGGAGCTCACTATTACAAGACGAACTTCAACAACGTTTTCGCGCTGTGGTACAACGAAGATGAATCTTATGGCGGACAAATATCGTATCAAAGCGACCGTACAGCGAAATTTTTGATGCCGATAAATGCACACTACGCAAGATTTATATTCGGCATTGCAACATACACTGAATTTACCGTGTATGAAACTGATTCAAGTTATGAGCCGCTCGATTCAGTTGATGCTCCGTTTACATTTAATGTTCAAGAAGTTGTTAATGCCCGTGGAGAGTTTAACACTCTGAGCGAAAGGCTTGCAGATATCGAAAGCGATATAGACAGTAGTTCAGAATGGTATTGGTTGCAAGGCGTAGCTTTCGGCACAAGTTTGACATATCGGGCGCAGACAACAGGCGGTTATCTGCAATATCTTCCTGCGCTTTCCGGGATTACGTTTGACAATCAGGGTATCGGTTCCGCGACAATTCTCGCTCGGGAAGACTATCCGTCACTTGATATTCTCGCCAGAATTAAATCGTATGCATCATTTGCCAACAAACGTGTCTGTATTCTTGAAGGCTTCGTGAACGATTACTATCATAACTATGATAAGCTCGGCAACTGGTATGATACTGCTGAAACATCTGTATGCGGCTGTGTGCGATCTGCAATCAACTATATCTATTCGCAGAATGCAGATATTAGCTTGTTTGTTGTGCTTGACCATTATGGCAAAGGGATCACTGCATCAACAGCAAAAAACACTAACAATCAGACACAGTTTGAATATTATGAGGAAATCGGAAAATGTGTTGAAAGCCTTGGTGTGCATATCATATGGGAAAATAAAGAAAGTGAAATTTCAGAAAATACGCCACAATACCTTCTGGACAATATCCACATGAACGATCTTGGCGCAAGGCAAAGCGCAAGAACGATCTGGGCTGGAATGAAGAAGTGGTTGCCGAATGTTGTCAGCGCATAAAGGGGTGAATGAGATATGAAAAAACTGTATGTTAGCATTGATCGGAAGTACAAAACATATGGGGTCATTAAAGAGCAGACCGAAAAAGCGGTTGCAGAAGCGGAAAAGGAAGCAAAAGGGAAGCTCACTGTTGTCGATTCCGTTGAAAAAGCTGATTGTGCTTGGTTTGTGGATGAATGGGAAGACGATGTTGATTGCTACAAAGAGCATGAATACTGTCTGGAAAATGGTATTCAGATCCTTCACGACAAGTCTGAGTTCTGGAATCAGGTTGTGACTTAAATAACACTTTAAATCACATCAATCACTAAAACTAAATCGCTTTAACGGAAGAGTCGCTATTTACGTAAACGGCGCAGATGACTTGTTTACGTCGCTTAGCGACAATTTCATGATGTTAAGTCAGCAACGCTGATTTTAGCATAAAAACACTATTTCCTAGCAAAAACCTATAAGGAAGGCGGTGGTTCCATTGGGCTAATTAGCTTTGTCGGATTATTGCTCAAAAGAACTTACCGAATATAGAAAGGATGTTTTAAACGATGACTACCGAAAATAATGGAATGTACATGCCCGTGGCTCCCGCTTATGGCGGATATGGAAACGACGGAATGTTTGGCGGCAACAGCGCCTGGTGGATCATTATTCTGCTGGCTATTCTCGGGTGGGGCAACGGCTTCGGTGGGAATGGCGCCGGCAACGGCGGCGGATTTGTTGGCGCGGATATTCAGCGCGGTTTCGATCAGAGTGCTGTGACGACCGGGATCAACGGTATTCAGACCGCTCTGTGCAACGGCTTTGCCGGTGTGAATAACGGCATGGCCACCGGGTTTGCGGGCGTGAATCAGGCGATCTCCGGAGGTTTCGCTCAGGCTGAAATTTCCGCGAATAACCGCCAGATGGCTGATATGAACCAGAATTTTGCACTGCAGTCTTCCTTCCAGAACTGCTGTTGCGAGAATCGTCTGGCCACGGCCGGCCTGAATACTGCCATTGCTCAGGAAGCTGCTGCTACCCGGGCTAACTGCGACGCGAACAGCAAGGCCGTGATGGACAAGCTGTGCCAGCTGGAGCTCGACGGAATCCGTCAGAACTACGAGAATCGCATTGCCGGTATGCAGAACGCGCTGGATCAGGCTAGGAGCGACAATCAGGCGCTGCGGTTTGCTGCGTCTCAGGGCGCGCAGACTGCGCAGATTCTGGCGAACAATGAAGCACAGACTTCTGCCCTTGAGCAGTATCTGGCTCCGGTTCCGCGGCCTGCTTACGTGGTGCAGAATCCCAACTGCTGTGGCAATGGCTTTGGCTATGGCGGATGCGGTGGGTACGCCGGAACTTAATTATATTCCTCGGAATTTAGTCATTTAGAGGCTGCCTCGTTCGGGCGAAGCAGCCTCTTTTTTGGTCTTTATGACTGATATTTAACAGGGAGAGGATAAACATGGCAGAGTTTGTTTATAACGATGTGCAGCTGGTACAGCCCGGAGCGTCCGCTGTTTTGAACGACGGGAATCGCTGCAACTGTGGCATGGTTCTTCACCGCCCGGGAAGCGGGATTCTGACCCTTCGTGGAACCAATTGGGGATGCCAGCCGTTTGCGAGATATCGCGTTTCCTATGACGGCAATATCGCTGTGCCTACCGGCGGAACCGTCGGAGAGATTCAGCTTGCTCTGGCAATCGACGGCGAGATTGTTCCCACCAGCATTTCAGCTGCCACTCCGGCAGCCGTTGACAATTACTGGAACGTGAGCGGCTTCGCCATTATTGATGTGCCGAGCTGTTGTTGCTATACGGTTTCTGTTGAGAACGCAAGCGTATCTGCAACGCCAGAGACGACGCCTGCCCCGGCGTTGAATCTGCGGAACCTCAACGTTGAGGTGACCAGGCTCAGGATTGCGTAAGGAGGAATGAACAATGAATAAGTTTGAAAGCCTTGAAAAGGCGATGTGCAAAGAGCTTGAGATTCTGGAACAGAAGTTCAAGAACGGCTCTGAGATGTCTGTTCAGGATCTTGATAAGGTCGACAAGCTGTCTCACGCGATGAAGAGCCTGGCGACCTATAAGGCGATGAAGGAAGCCGAGGAGTATGAACAGCCTGAAGAAGGCTTCAGCGGGCGTCGTGGACGTAGTCCAATGACCGGACGGTACGTCAGCCGCGACGGCGGTCGGAGCTATGCTGACGGCTATTCTCAGGGATATTCCGCTGCGATGAGCCAGATGAGCGGTCACTACCCTTACCCCTACGATTTTCCTCATCCAGTTTGACAGGTGATATACGATGCCGATCGTTGATAGAATTAACGCCCTTTCCGGTGTGAATACCGGCGGTTCCATCGAAGACGCCCTTCAACACCTGGAAGAAAACTGGGATCATCAGGGCGGCTCATCCGACAGATCGTCAATGAAAATAGAATACGATGCAAATAACGAGATGCTGGTGGTTTCCGCGAATGACGCGGTGGACAGCAACGGCTGAATTTGCATTTATTCAGAGCAGCCCCCGCCTCCGGGATACGTTGGCGGGGCTGCTTGCCTTTATCAAAATAATAACTAATCTGTTAAATAGCGGAATGAATGAGCTGATTACAGAGTAAACGAAAGGAGGTTCGAGACTATGAGCTATGTAGCTCGGATTTCCATTGACGGAGGAAGCCCTGTCCCCGTTGGGTCGAGCCTCTATGGCACATGCGAAACCTTGGCCGACGTTGCGGCTAAGGTTGTATCATGCCCAGACTTTGATCAGTTGATCGTCGGCGTAACCATCTGGGTAAAATTTACAAATACCAACACGGCCGAAAACCCGACCATGAACGTCAATTCAACCGGCGATTTGCCGATTTATCAGGATGAGAATACCCACGTCGGAGTTGATGAAAGCTCTTCGTGGACAGCCGGGTCGGTGCTGGCTTTTACTTACGATGGGACCGCCTGGTTTATAAATTGTGCGAGCGGGACATCCGCGTCGGCGCCAATCATCAGCTACAACGATCTGACGGACAAACCGAGTATTCCGACAAAAACATCCGATCTGGCAAACGACAGCGGTTTTCTCACTGAACATCAGAATATTTCCGGTAAAGCGGACCGAATGAATACAGTTCTCGACACGACATTGAGCTGCGGCCGAAAAGAGTCAACCGATGTCGGGGATTACAGTTTTGCTTTCGGATACGAGGTTACTGCATCCGGGTATTGTGCCCACGCGGAAGGCGGACAAACGACCGTTTCCGGTGATTTTGCTCATGCCGAGGGTGCAAATACGAATGCGTCCAGCAGATACTCTCACGCTGAAGGAAGTCAAACAACAGCGTCTGCCACTGCCGCGCATGCCGAAGGAAACATAACGTCGGCTACTGCTTTTGGGTCTCATGCGGAGGGTATGAGCACGGCCGCTTCTGGTCAGGGTTCTCACGCAGAGGGAGGGGCAACAACCGCTTCCGGACAATATTCCCACGCAGAAGGATACTACAGTACAGCGTCTGGGCAATATTCCCATGCCAGCGGCCACAACACGATTGCTGATACAAAAGGCCTGTCCGCACATGGTAGTTACAACGTTGCCGCAACACCGGCGGCCGGTTCGGATATCGAAGCCTGGATTCCCGGAAAGAGTTATGTCGCAGGAGCTATTGTAAAAAACAGCGGAAATGTATACGGCTGTAAAACGCCCAATTCGGACAGTGTATGGAACAGCTCCAAGTGGTATAACCTCTCGGATGGCGCCGAAGCTTTCATTATCGGAAACGGCGCATCCGATACGGTACGGCATAATGCGTTTTCGGTGCAATGGGATGGAAAAGTTAAGGCGGCCGGAGATTTTTATGCTGCCGGCAACAAGCTCGCCACGGAAAGCTTCGTCAATCAAGTGTTTGCAGCCAATGACGCGATGGTTTTCAAAGGCACGCTCGGTGCCGGTGGAACGGTGACTGCACTCCCAGATACACATGAAGTCGGGTGGACCTATAAGGTCGCAACCGCCGGAACCTATGCCGGACAGGCTTGCGAAGTCGGCGATATGATCATCTGTGTTACGGACGGCACACAGGCATCCGGGCTGGATTGGGCAGTCATCCAGTCAAACATTGATTCGAATATTATTGATGAAAAAGTTGATAAGAATTTAGGGGCTATCAATTCCGGAAAACTGCTTTATGTTGATTCCAGCGGATTGATCACCCCTATCAGTCTTACGGTCGACCCGACGACCGAAACTCTTCAATTTATTTAATTTACAGGAGGTTTATTGAACAAATGCTTAATTACGATGAATTCAACCGGCTGATTATGGAACAGGTTCGGATGCGTTCTACCGTCGCTACTGAAGATGACGACAAGATCATGGTTATCTATCAGAGCAACGCGCTTGACGTTCAGAAGGGCGTTGCTTTCGACGGTGTGCAGTTCTTCACTGTCACTTACACCAATGGTAACACGACCGTCGATACTTACAGCAAGATTTCCTAAATTATATTTAGGAGCAGTCACTTCTTCTGAAAGAAAAAACGAAGCTTCTCAGAGGATCGGCGGGATTTGAACAGTTGGCGGGGACGGTTCACATAGCAACATATAATTTAAATCACCAAACAGGAGGTAACAAAAATGCCTAAGAAAAAGATTACATATCCCACGCTCTGCATGGGCACGAAAGGCGACCTGGTAATCCAGATGCAGCAGCTGCTCGGAAAATGGGGATCCAGCGTGCGGCCTTCCGGCCATTTCAATATTGGCACCCGTACGGCGCTGCTGAAATTTCAAAACGAGAAGGGCTTGGAGATCGACGGCGTGTGCGGTCCGGAGACCTGGGCTGAGCTGCTGAAGTACGCCAACGTCAACCTCGACGAGAAGCCTGCTGCCAAAGAGCTTACGCTCGAGGAAAAGGTCGAAATTCTCTGGAAAGAGCATCTGGAGAAGAAATAAAGATTAATTTATCTTACCTGGAACAGAGGTGATTAAATGAACATTATCTACGCAAATGACCGCGGTTCGATCGAGATCGGTTATGCTGGCGAGAAAAATCGGACAGAGGTTCGGTTTTATTATGGGGATCTGGAGGAAGAATTCCCAGGCGGTACCGTTCTGCTCCAGGTAAGGCGTCCTGGCGAGAGTACTAAATATGACGTTCTTCCTGACGACGTTGCCGGAGAGGCTTATACGGCTT